ACAGCCGTTGGCTTGCCTTGGGCAGCGCGCTCAACTCATGCAGCTGGATGGTGATCCGGTCGATCTGGGGCGTGTCCGTTTCATTTCTTGAACCAGTCTCGCTCGCCCAACCGGCGCCCACGTCGGTGTGGTCAACCAGCACATCAAAACTGGTCGCCTCGACGTTGACCACGGACGCAATGGAACGGATCGACGCCGTGGATTGCAGAACGGACTTCACGTTGTCGGATGTTTGCGGATCAACAAGATATCCGCCATCACTGTTCACCGCTGTCGACATGGACTTGCTCGCAATTTCGAGCCCGCGCAGACCATCGTCATCGCCAGACCGAAGATAGGCGTTAAATGCCTTCTGATGCGGTGCTGCGTCTTCGGTGGACGCTGACAGATGCGGACGTGCCGCGATTTTTGATTTTCGATCCAGCATGATCAGTCGCTTTTCTGTTTGTTGAAGTTTGGATTGAATTTCTTCTTGGAAGCCCTTGAATTCACTAACGAAGCCGGTCATCGCCTGCTTCACCTCCTGAACCAGGGGCATACCTTCGCTGGCCGATGCCAGCCCGTCGGTCTTGCTCATCAGAACATCCTGTCTGTTGGTGATTGAAAGGCGCGGCTAACGGCGCGCCAGCTCCAGCCGCGCACTATGCAGTGTCGCCGCCAATTCACGCATGGTGGTTTCGAATTCGAGATTGTCCGCTTTCGCCGCCACCCGCGCACTGGGCAACATCGGAAAGGTCACAAGCGACACTTCCCAAAGCTCCAGTTCCGTCAAGAGCCGATGACCCTTGTCCGTCTTGCTTGCTTTCTGAGTGCGATATCCGATGGATAGCCCATCAATCGCTCCTGCCGCAATCAAGGCCGCCGCCTCCCGGCCTTTCTGGGTACTGTCCAGAAGCCGCCCCTTGACCCAAAGCCCATTGGCATCCTCTCGAACTTCCTCCCAAACACCAATCGGTTGCGTGGGATCGTGCTGCCACAGCATTTTCACGCGCTGCCCTGCTTCTCTCAGCTGGGAAAGTGACCGTTCGTATGCACCTTTGCGAACGATATCACCGCCCTGATCAGTTTGTCCGAACAGGCTGGCATATCCCTGGATCAGGCTGTCGTCCGAAACGCTCAATCCTTCGCCAAAACGGGCAAACTTGTGCTCCAGTCCAGTATCGATTTCCATGAAACTCTCCTTTTCAAGAGTTGTATGTCCGACGCTCAAGGCGTCGCCACGATGAAGGATTGAACAGCCTGACTCAGGATCACCCCGACCACGCCATAGACCGTAAGCCACAGCTTCCTTTCCAGCCGTTCCATCATTTCGTCCAACCGGTCCAGCCTATGAACGAGGTTATCGTGATGGATTTGACTGACACGCTCGTGGGCCGCCAACCTCAGTCCGGGCGCACATTCGAACGCTTCAAACCTTGGTCTCTTGTCATCCATCCGAATCCCCTTCGGCCAGTGCCGGCAATCCGAGCAGCGCACGTTTCTCCGCATTCGTCAGAAATTCCGCTCCGGACACCCGGCTCCACTGGGCATCCCGCTCCGCTGACAGCGCCGGAACCTGGTCCAGGTCCGGTTTCAGTTCGAGTTCTTCACCCGTGAACTGCGACAACCATTCGCTCAACGCAGAGGCCACCCGAGTGGCAAGGGGCAGAACCGTCAACCTGTAGAAGGCCCGGTTGGCTTCCTGATAGTTGGAATACGTTGCATCCCCTTGGATCCCGATCAACATTGGCGGCACACCAAATGCCAAGGCAATCTCCCGTGCCGCGGATTCCTTGGTTTTCTGGAATTCCATGTCGCTCGGCGAAAACCCCATTGGTTTCCAGTCGAGACCACCTTCCAGAACCATCGGACGACCAGCATTGCGGGCGCCCTGATAGTTCGCTTCGATCTCCTCGGACAAACGGCGGTACTGGTCATCCCCCATTGTCCCATGCCCCTCCGGACTGTTGAACACCAAGGCACCGCTGGGCCGGGCAGCGTTGTCCAGCAGAGCCTTTGACCAACGCGACGCACTGTTGTGAACATCAACCGCCATCGCGGCCGCTTGCAGCGGGGAAAACCCGTAGTGATCATCCTGCGGATGAAAAGACTTGATATGGCAGATCGGCGAAACGGGCCCCGTCGCGTCGAATCGATGCTTTTTGGCGCCAACACTATATTCATAGGCAACCGGCCAGCCATCCGTTCCAGGCACGATCTTCATTCGATCGGACCGCAAAACATGCATCTCGAGAGGAACAGCCTCGTCCCCCACGACCGCTTCGACATAGGCATCGCCGGACAACAGCAATTGCCCAAAGAGCGCCTCCATCAATTCGGCTCGGCCTTGCGCCATGTTAGGGCGCCGAACGAGGTTCAGAATTGGATGCGTATCAAACCGCTGGTTGCGGTCCTGCAGCACGAGCGGCAACGCCGCAGCCGCTTCCGCGATCAGCTTGACCGAGCGGAAACCGACGGGATTTCCCGAGAATCCGGTCTTTGTGAGTGAAACCGTGTCGCGAGGGCTCCAGGCTACCCGCCCAGCACTGTGATAGGCCACAACGGGTCCCGCCGCGCTTGCCTTTGTCTCCGCGACCTTGGCTTCGGCGCCACGACGCAAGAAATCAAATACCATGAGGATGCTCCTGTCTGATCATCGCCGCCCGCCTGATCCGCGTCGACCGGTCCTGTGAGAAACGTTATGATTGAGTATTGGTAAAATTCGGAAAACCCACCGTACGGTGGTCGTGCAACGGCCGCAAAAACAGCCGAGCGTCAAAGAACCCTGATGCGTGGCACTCGGTATTGCGCGGCTGGCGCAATCATCAGCTCATGTAACGCCCAAACCAACGCATCGAGCCTGTCCGGCGATCCTTGACCTTCATACCCTCTGGACGTCATCAGGCACATCTGCTCTTCCAACGCGGTCAATCCCCTGACGTGCCGGACGCGCCCCTGTTCATAAAGGGCCGCAACGGGCTCAGCTCTCGCCGACTTGCCGCGCGCCGCATGGACACCCTTGTACGGGACAAGAGGATCCACCTGACGGATGACTTCTTCGACCAGTTGCCCCCCCTGATTGACCTCTGCCACCAGCCGCTCGGCGCCATGAATATCCATCGCCGCGATCGCAGCCCGCGCCCATCCAGTCGGACCAACCCCCTGTACCGTGCAATCAGCAAGAACGCAGGCACGCCAGTCGCCTGGCGGACCTTGCGTCTGGGCACCGACGACGACGATGCCGCATTCATCAGACCCAGTATGCGAACTCACCGCGGGATCGATTGCAACAACAATGCGATCAAGCCGCGGTACTGAATCGATATGGGCGCTCTGAAGCATATCGGTCGTCCAAAGCGCGCCCTCGGCATCCGCAAGCAACACGCCGTCCAGTTCCTGACGTCCCAGTCGGGTCCCGGCATAGCGGCTACGCACCTCCTCAAGAAAACTCTTGGCGAGATTCGCCCGGTTGGCTTCGGTTGGCGCATGCGTCAGAACGGTCGACGGCGACTTCAGCAATGCTTTTAAAATATCGACGTTCCGAGGTGTCGTGGTCACGCAGACCTGGGGTTGATTTCCCAGACGCAACGCAAATTGCAGCATGTCCCACGTGTCCTGTGCCTTTTTCCACTTGGCCAGTTCATCCACCCACGCGCCATCGAATTGTGGCCCTCGCAGGCCTTCGGGATCGCTGGCCGAAAAGACCTGCGCTTCGGCTCCGTTGTCCCAGACCAGCTTGCGTTCGCTGGCTTTCCATTGCGGCATCCGGTCCGGTGGCGAACACGCAAGTATCCCGCTGTCGCCCTTTATCATCACATCGCGCACCTGGTCGTAAGTCTCGCCGACCAAAGCCACTCTTTTCTTTCGTCCGGGGTCCAGCGGGCGCGCCCCCTCGACCTGACGGCGCACCCATTCGGCGCCCGCACGGGTTTTTCCCGCACCCCGTCCGCCCATGATCACCCAGGCCCGCCAATCTCCCTCCGGTGGCAGTTGGTGTTCCATTGCCCAGAATTCGAAGAGAAAAGGGAGGGCCCGAAGCCCCCCCTTCCCGATCTTGTCCAAAAAATTTTCACGTATCTCCGCAGGTGCGGAGGCGAGCAAGACGGCACCCGACTTCAAGTCGAGCGACGTCAAGGTCGAGAGCGTATCCCCCTCTGACAATTCCTGATTTTCGTTTGTGCTGCTCATCAAGGCTGATCTCCACTTTCTGACAGGCCCCGATCAGTCTTTCGAATGCCGCCACCTGTTTGCTACCGTCCGCTAGATCCGTATCCTCCCCGGCTTCCAGCTGCTTACACAGGTCTTCCGCCTGCCGACGCAGTCTTTGAAGTGACTCGTGAACCGACTCCAAGAGTTCAGCCGATCGCGAAACGCACTTATCCGGGGTAATCAAAGTCATATTTGCTCATAAGCCTCATGCGTGAACATCTCCGCACGAGAGAAACGAAAAAACGACCGACGGGATGAACCCGCGGCCGTTTGCCCACTTCTTCTAGCATGTCACAACTTATACGGGAGTCCGTTCGCTAAGTCAAGCGAAAACGTACAGTGATCACCTCTAACCGTTCGTTATAATTAACAAATTCCTAATTCTGGCGTGCTCGTCGAGCGAAACCAAGTCGGCCATTGGGCTAGTTGTTCGACTGTCCGGCTTCAATTTCACGCCATTTGGCAACGTTCCGATTGTGCTCTTCAAGCGTGGTTGCAAAGGCATGCCCTCCCGAGCCATCCGCGACAAAAAACACAAAGTCCGTCGCCTCTGGCGCAACCGCCGCCTCAAGGCTCGCCATACCGGGATTGGCGATCGGAGTTGGCGGTAACCCGTCGATCACATAGGTGTTCCAAGGAGTCTGACCACGCAATTCACTTTGCCGCAGGCCACGCCCAAGAACACCTTGACCCTTGGTGATGCCATAAATCACCGTGGGATCCGTCTGCAGCCTCATCCCCTGGTTCAACCGGTTGACAAACACGCTGGCAACTTGGCCACGTTCTTCCGGAACGCCGGTTTCCTTTTCGATGATCGACGCCAGGATCAGCATTTCCTCGGGGCTGGCCAGGGGCAGTCCTTGCTGACGGCTCTCCCAGACAGCGTTGATCCGCAGGGTCTGCGCTTCCTGCATCCGCGCCAAGACTGCCGTCCGATCAGCACCTTCCACGACCTCATAGCTGTCCGGCGCCAGCATACCCTCCGCAGGTATTTCGGCCACCTCTCCCGTAAGGACATCCATTGCCTTCAGAGCCTGCACCACCTGCCAGCTCGTCACGCCTTCAGCCATTGCTATCCGATATCGCGTATCCGCCTCATTGCGCTTCTGCGTGTAGACTTCGGGTACCTCGTCGACGGTCGGATCAAAGGCAGCTCGCTCGATGAACCTGTCCGTTTCCGGATCGAGTTCGCGCACCTGTGCCTCGGTCCGCGTGACCCCGACGCGATAAACGATCTCCGTGCCACAAGTGCTCGCACCACCGCGCGTCACCTGATCCACGATCTGCTCCATCGACGCGCCGGGTCTGATCAGGAAGCTGCCCGCCTTGAGTTGACCTGTCTTGTCCGAGTAATCCGCCCCCAGCCGAAAAATCAGGCCATCCGTGACCG